GCACCGCGGCGGGTACAGCCTCAAAAGCCTGCCGCCGCGTCTCGTGCGTCTCATAAGCCCGCACGAAATTCGAGTAGATGACGGTGTTGAACGTCCGCTCATCCACAAGCCCCCACTCCCGGAGCATGTTGGCGCTGCCTATGGTTTTCTGCACCTCTGGCGGCAGCTTGTCAAACTCCTTTGACGGGTTGTTCAGGTCGGCGCGGGACACAGCCTTGTGCACCAACGCCCAAGCCTCTTGCGCGCTCAGGGCATCACGGCTCGTGAGCAGCTGCAATTGCTCAACGAGCTGCCCTGGCGACGGCATAAAGCCCTTGCGATCGTTGGCGGCAAATGATATGGCCGCCGCCTGCATGGCGTCGTAGGGATAATCCCGCAGCACCAGCCACCAGGCTCTAACCTTGGCCTTGATGGTCGTGGACTCCACGTCCCTCGGGTAATATTCGCGCAGCAGGGCAATGATCTTGGCGGTCTCAGCCTCAGTCACCAAACTCACCTCGCTCTATCATGTCCAGCAGCTCATTTCCCCGGCCATGCTGGCCGGTGTCCCTCCGCTCCCATGTCCTGACGGCAGCGCGCCAGTCTTTCATCGGGTTTTTACCGACCATCCAGCCGTTAGCCGTGTAATAGCTCACAAAGCGCTCGGCGTCTACGCCGTTGCGGCGCTCTGCGCAATATTGCCGCACCTCGTCAGCGGTCGGGGGCGTGAAGCGCCTTGCGCGCGTATTCTCTCCCGGATTCGGATTAGGATTGGATTCGGATTCGGATTGGATTAAAGCCGCGCTCTGCGGCAGCTCGCCGCAATCCGCCGCAAATTTCGGCGCGGCGTCGGCCTCCTCAGGCCCGGGGTATTTCGGCTTGCAATCACGGACGCGCTGATGCTCGCCCCAAGTCGGGAACCAAAAGTAGGGCTTCCCGCCTACCGTGTAGAGGGAAACGCAGCCCTTGGCCGCCAAACCGTGGATAGCCGCATCAATGTCCTTTGCCGTCACCCTGTCGCGGAGGGGAAAGACACGGCCCTTGATTATTGCCGGCCGTGCGTCTCCCCGCCCTGCGTCGTCCGCCTGTGTTATCAGCCCAACCCAAAGCCGAAACTCAAAATCCGAGAGCTCTGCGATCTTCTCGCTGCTGAATGTGCTCTCTTTAATGATTCTGTTGGGCATTGGCTCCCCTCCTTAAAAAGGCAGGTCGCCGTCGCCCTCGTATTCCTTAAATGCAGATCCGCTATTATAAGACTCGGCCGGTTCAGACGCCGGTTTTTCCTCGCGCTTCGAGTCGCCGAAATATACATGCTCGGCGTTGACCTCAAACGTGCGGCGCTTGTTGCCGTCCTTGTCCGTCCAGTCGCGCATCTGCAATCGCCCGGATACAACGGCCATGCGGCCTTTGGAGAAGTATTTCGAGACAAACTCGCCCGTCTGCCGCCACGCGACGATGTCGATGAAATCGGTCTGCCGCTCGCCGCCGTCACGCGAGCCGAAGTCGCGCTCGACAGCGAGGGAGAACGAGGCCACCGGCGTGCCCGACTGGGTGTAGCGCAGCTCGGGGTCGCGGGTGAGACGTCCCATAAGGGTGATGTGATTCAGCATGTCCCGTCATCTCCCCTCTCGCTGAGCCTGGTCACAAAGTCCAGCAGGGCGTCAGGCGTGTACATGACGCGAGTGCCTATATACAGGCGGCGTATAGCTCCCCTGTTTGAGAGCTCGTCCAGCTTTTTGAGGCTTATGCTGAGCACGTCAGCGGCCTCCATGCGGGGTATCAGCAGTTTATCCATCGGTTTTCCTCCTTTTCTGCCCATTCACGGCGCTCACGGCGCAGTACAGGGCAAGTATAATAATGTGGCATATATGCGTATCTTGGACGGCCTTTATCTCTGCGCGAGTCATACACGCGGCAATTGCCTATCAGCTCTCGGCGCATATACAGCTTAAGCCGTCCGCCTGTGGTGTACAGTACAGGTGTTTCGTCGCACGGCACCCATTCGTCAAGCGTTGTCCGCTTCCATGTTATCGGACGGCTGCACAGCGGGCATATCGCCCATGCTTCCCGTCTGCGGTGCGTCAGCCAGCACCGTTCCCTCTCTAGCGGCATAATCTTCCTCACGCCCCTCTCTGAACTCCGGCATGAGCTTGTAATACGGACGTATCGCAAAGAGACGTTTAGTTGCGCGGCAGTAATCACAGACGCCGCAGCGCCGTGGTTTCATGTGCCCGTCTTTTATCTGCTGTATATACGGCAGCCGCTCTTTGATCTGCTCGAGCTCATAGTCGTAGCGCTGACGGTGGTTGAGTTCCAATACGTCCTTATCCGGATAATCCTGTTTCGATATGGCAACTATGATAAAATGCGGATCGCTCTCAGCCCCGGCGTACTGTTTCTCGATTTCCGAGTACACAGCCGCGCGCATCATATAACCGTAAGAGTCGATGAATGTGACTTTTTCCCTGTATTCATCGCTCCACCGCAGCTCATTGATATTTGCCACGGTTTTGTAATCAATGATGAGCCTGCCGTCGGGTACATACTTGTCCACCCTTATACGCCACGGGACGCCGAACAATATGCCGGTCATAGCCAGTTCGTTTTGTCCCGGCAAATCTATAAGTGCCTTAATAAGCGGGTCTCTCTCCGCGACTGCGATCATTTTGTCCGCCTGCTCGAAAGGGGCGTATTTGCCTGTGACCACCGTACCGAGTGCTTTAGTTGTCTTTGTTTTGTAAATCTTGTCGAAATTCTCGGCGCAGAATTCCTCATGCGCCTGCTCGCCCTCGAAGTGAGTATGGAAATAGTTGCCGACGAGAAACGCTTCCTTGGGTTCGTCCACCCAGCGTCCCTCGAGCTTGGCAAGCTGCTTTGCCTCGCACTCGCACCAGCCCTGATACTGCGAACAGGACATATATGCCCAATCGGCCTCCGGCGTGTAGTAGTTATCCCTCGTCAGCTCCATTGTGTCCCTCCGCGCCCCACAGCGACATGTTCAATTCTTCGAGCTTATCGCTCTCATCCTTGCTCGGCAGCTCCGCATCCTCGGGAGAAGCCAAGCCAAAGGCATCCTGCGGCTTCACAAAGCCATCCTTGATGGCGGAGTACAGGTGCCTCAATTTTACGATGTCGTTCTGCGACATGGCGTTGACGTCTTTATTGACTTTTTCCGCAAGCTGCTCCGGCGTGATACCGTATTCTGCGAAAGCCGCAACGACACCGGTAATGACCTCTTCCATGGTTTTGCCCTCGGTCAGTGTGCGCTTGAGCGTCTGCTCGCATGCGTCCACCGCAGCATCGACGTACCAGCCCGGCAGCACGGCCAGCAGACACGCGCGTTTGCGGCGTGCTCCTTTATTGGCGACCATCTCATAGATATCCCGCTCATCCGTGAGCCTGTATGTACGCTTATTCTGGCCTTTGCCAGCCGTGCGCTCGTGCTTTACGGCAAACGTCTTGCTGTCGGATACATTGTTCTCGAGATCCCAGGCATAAGCCTTGATCGTGCTCTCGCCGTCCTTGTTTTCGATCTCATCCACGCCGTAGGTGAGGTTGCCCCAGTGACGGGCGAGCACCTCCACAAGCCGGATTGACGGGCCCTTGACCACACTGTCGCCGCGTGTAAACTCATACTGCGCAGCCTCAGCGAGTTCTTTGCGCTCGCACTCTCTGAGCGCGGATTGCAGCGCCCAATCGGGGTCTCGCGGGAACTGCCGGGCGAGATACATCTTGCCCTTGATCTCCGAGAGCTCTTTACTCTCCTGATACTGAGCAGAGACCCCCTGCTCAGGTCTTGTCATTATAGTATTCATGCTCTTCCTCCTCGTTGTATTCTTCTTCCCACCCGCGCGGCCACGGATATCCCGTGCGCAGCGTGCGCGTTATGGCGGGATGCTCAAGGTCGCGGTCGCTCACCATATCTCCACCACCCAGTCGATGATGCGGTTTACGATCTCGCTCGCCAGTATAAGTGGCGTGCCGTAGACGATGACGGTGAGCAGCGCGCTTATCGCGCCTAGCACTATTTTTTCTCTTTCCCCCATGTCCGTGGTCTTTCCCACCTTTCCTCTTGTTCTTCCCCCAGCTTCAGGTATTTTCTGGCACGCGTGCCGCTGGTATAGTTGATACATCCGCCCCTGCCGTCGGGCTCGGGTTCGAGCACGCCATGCGTGTCTATGTACACCGTGCAATACTGCCAGCGCCCGCCGTCGAAACACGAGTAGCGGCATCCACGGCAAAAACGCTCGAAGTCAATTTCCATCGCTGCGTTCCTTGATCCACTCATCAAGCAGCCGCGCATAGACATAAAATGTGCGCGTGCCCGCCGAGCTGACAACGCAGTCACCGAAAGGAAACCGGCGCTGCTCTATACCGTCGCGGAGCGTTGTGGGCGATGTGCTCATTCCAACCTCGCGCAGACGTTTGGCCGCCTCGTCTGTGGTAATGGTAGTTATCATTGCTGCCTCCTTGTCTCCCCTGCTCGCCCGTGATATACTGAGGCGAAAGGGGGAAATTTTAATGGATGTAAAACTCACAAAAGATGCAGATGCTCTTATTTGTGCACTCTACAATTCTTATCATGAAAAGAGAAAATCTGATGAATCAAGAGCAGCTGCTAAATTGATGGGTAGCGCTGAAACAATCCGCGACAATATCGTCCCAAACTGGGCTTTAATCGATATTGAGGATATCTGTTGGGAACTTAAGCACGCAGGATTTTTAAATATACTGGGCGCAGATAACACTGTGTATAGTGCTGTTCTTAGTGATGATGCCATCATTTATATGGAAGATAGATTTAAAAACGGGCTTTCCGAATTTCTTAGTTACCTCGAGCAAATTAAATCAATTCTTCTTTGGTGACATCCCAATCATCCGCCGTCAAATCTTCTGCGTCCGGATTCCAGCGCAAACCCGGTGCGCGATCTTTGCTGTGCAATATACAGCACTCAGGCCCGTTGGTAGGCTCTATATGTACGATACTTTTCCATTGCGGACGTACAATATATCCTCCAACGGCCAACGCGCTTTTGGTTGCATCTTGAATATTCATTCGCTCACCTCGTTTATTCGTAACTTTTAAAGCTGTTAATTGATTTGAGTACGGCCAAGAAGATAGTCGCACGATACGCCGAACATATCGGACATAGCAATTAGCTTGTCAGAAGGTATCGCAGCTCCATTGATATATGTATTGTATGTGTTCAGCGACACACCGAGCTTTTTCGCAATCTGCGTTTTAGTAAGCCCTTGGCGTCCTCTTTCAGCCTCAATATTCATCCGCATAATATCACCTCCAATTTCGGGTTTCCCGAATTCTGAGTTTAGTATAATCGGGTTTTCCGAAATTGTCAAGAGTTTCTTGCATTATATTTCGGGAAGCTCGAAATTTTCTGTTGACGACAATTACTCGTTAGTAACACAAAGCCGCCCTCACAACGAGGACGGCTAATGGGAAGCTTGGGGTATGACCGGCAATAAAAAACGCCCGACCGGTGCTGCAACACCAGATCGGGCAGGGAAAGACAAGGGGCGTGTGGCCTCCAAAGATGTTTCCTACTTATAGTATAGCATATATTGCAAGCTGGTGCAAGGGTTTAGATTATATTAATCCAGTTTCCCCAGCCTGTCGAGCGTGGTCATCACGCGGCAATAGGTCTCGTCGACCTGTATCTCGCCGCCGCCGACGCCCTTCAGCGCCCCGCGCTCGATCAG